AAAATGGTTTCGCGACAAGCAAAGTAACAATCGCAGGCAAAGCTAATGTTGCGAATAAATTAACTCTTTTAGTGAAAGAGGGAGCTGTAACATGTATTGCACAAGATAAGTATGAATTAATAAAAGAAAATTACCATTTCAAGAAACATCTTGACGGTGGTTTTTTAACTGTTGAAAATAAAAATATTGAAGCCTCAAAAATTGCAAAGACAATGTCTAAAAAAGACAAATCGGCACAAAAAACAAAAGAAGATTTTAAGCATATTAAAGATTTAAACCCCACTTTTGCGGTAGAATAATATGTCTAGTATAGTATTTGATATCAACGAGTTTAGACTTAAATATCCAATATTTGATACTATATCTGATGATGTTGTATTGAGAGCATTCGATAGTGCAGAAATGTTTATATCAAATAATACAAGTTGTTATTTGACTGAGAGTAGGCTTAAATATGTTTTATATATAATGACTGCACACATATTGCAAATTGGCATTGATACTGCTTCTAATGGTGGTGGTAGTGCGGGTATTGTATCTAGTACTAGTATTGATAAGATATCTGTATCTTTTGAAGCTAGGATAAACAAAACAGCATTTCAATATTTTTTAAATAAAACCATATACGGCGAGGAGATTCTAGCATTATTCAGTTTGTGGTCTGCTGGCGGATATTATGTAGGTGGATCAAATGCAACACTCGGTTTTAAGAGATGAAAGTAAATAAGAAAACAAGTATTGACATTGAGAAAATGGCTAAGAATTTAGCTAATATGAAAGTACAGGTTGGTTTTCTTTCAAGTGCTAAGTATGAAGATGGCACAAGCGTTGCTCAAGTAGCAATGTTCAATGAGTATGGCGTTCCACAAAGAAGACAACCTCCACGACCATTTATGCGAACTGCTTTGAAAAAAGCTAAGGAATGGAAGAAGACTTTTGATTTCATGATTAAGAAAGACTTCGCTCGTGGGGGCGATTTTAAGACCTCATTTGAGACTTTGGGGTTGGTTGTTAAAGGCGACATTAAAACATCAATAAAAGAGCTAACAGCTCCAGCATTAGCACAGTCAACTATTGACAAAAAGGGATTTTCTAAACCTCTTATAGATACTGGTTATATGTTAGATTCTGTTAATTATGAGGTGTCGAAATGATCGGAAATTTATATAAAATAGCCTCTAATGCTATAGGCGGTGCGATAGGTAAAGAAGTTATTTTTTATAAAAAGTTTTTGGGCAATATAAGTAATGATGTTGGTATGTTAGTTCCAACTTATGAAGATCCAGTGCAGATATCTGGAAGCTTCCAAGTTGTATCTTCAAGTTTGTATGCACAGCGTGGGTTGGATATTAACAAACATTATAGAATTTTATATTCTAATACAGAAATTACAGAAATAGATAATAATACTTCTAGTGATAGAATATTGTACGGTGATGATACTTACCAAGTACTAGATAAAGAAGATTGGTATAGATACAACGGTTGGAGTGGCGTGCTTTGTGTTAGATTATGATATTGTAAGAATTATAAGACCTATAATTATTAACGGTTTAACATCGCTTAATATTGATGCTAGTGTGCTTCTTAATTATCAACCAACAAAACAAGGTATAAACGAAAATACCGTTTATTTCTTCAATGTTGGCGATAATGATATTGGATATATGGGTAGACACTCAACATATGATAAAGACCAAGATAAATTAATATATAAAGAGTTGCAAGTATCTGAAACAACATTCCAAGTAAACACAATATTAAAGCAAGATATAGAAAATCTTACTATAACGGCAAAAGACTTATGCAAATATGTTAAAATGATATTGCAAAGTACAGAAACAATTAATATACTAAAAGAAAATAACTTAGAAATATTAAGAATAAGTAATATTGTTAATACGCCATTTATGAATAGCGAAGATAATTATCAATATAACCCTAGTTTTGATTTTGTTATTATACATACTCAAGAATTAGAATATAATATAAATAAAATAAATAAAATTAACCAAACAGTAAAAGAGGTTTAAAATGGCGATTAATTTGATAAAATATGCTGATATAAAATCAGGCGTTGGTGCTGGTGCTTCTGTAGCACGAGTAGAGCCAATTCTTAGAATTATCAGTAGCAATGCATTAATACCAACCAGCACAGTTGTAGAATTTGATACAGCACCAGAGGTTGGTTCATATTTTGGCACTAGTTCCGAAGAATATAGAAGAGCTTCTTTTTATCTTGGTTTTGTTTCTAAAAGCATAACATCGCCAAATAAAATTAGTTTTTACAAGTATAACTCAACAGATTCTAATGCTTTAATTTTTGGTGGCACAAATCAAAAAGTATTAACTGATTTCACGGCTATTTCCGATGCTACATTCAACCTAGAGATAGGTGGAATTACTCACTTAATTACTACTGATTTAACATCTGCTGTTAGTTTAGCTGATGTGGCATTATTAATACAAACACAGATACAATTAGTATCAGATACCCAATTTGCAACTGCTACAGTATCATACAATGCTACTAGAAGTTCTTTTGACTTAGTTAGTGGTGATGCTGTAACTGCTACAATTAGCGTATCATCATCATTATCTGGTACTGATATTGTAAATCTTTTAGAATGGAATGCTTCAGCTATATTCTCTGATGGTTTAAGCGAAAAAACAATAACAGAAACACTTGATAATACTGTTAATATAAGCTCTAATTTTATTACATTCTTATTTACTGATACATTTACTATTGACAGTAAAGTACAAGTTGCTCAATGGGCTAAATTACAAAATAATAGATATCTATATTTAACTTCTACAAGTTATGATGATGCACAGGCTCATTATGATGCTTTAAATATATACGGCGGTGTAGATGTTATTTTGGCTTCTAGTGTAGCTAATGAGTACCACGAAATGATGCCAGCTTGTATTGCTGCATCAACTGATTATTCAAAAGCTAATTCAGTTAAGAATTATATGTATCAGCAAGCTAGTTTAACTCCGTCTGTTACAGAGACTGCACAGTCTGATGTATTAGATAGTTTAAGAATAAATTATTATGGTCAAACTCAAACAGCAGGGCAGAATATATCTTTCTATCAAAGAGGTAATTTGATGGGTCTTGCTGTAGATCCTAGCTATGAAAATGTATTTATAAATGAAGCTTGGTTCAAGGGTGCGTGCGGTTCAGCTCTAATTGAGCTACAACTAGCATTAGAGCAGATACCTTGGAATGCTAGCGGATCTGGTCAAATATCATTAACACTACAAAGTGTTATCGAAGAAGCTTTAAGTAATGGTGTTATATCTGTAGGCAAGCCATTAACTAACACTCAAAAGTTATATATCGGTCAAATATCTAATGATGATAATGCTTACAGAAGTGTTCAAGAGCAGGGTTTTTGGCTAAATGTTGAGCTTACATCTGAAACGGTTGATGGTGTTGTGGAATACTTAGCTAATTACACAATTATATACAGTAAATCAGATTCTATAAATAAAATTACTGGTTCACACATACTAATTTAATATAAGGAAGATAAAAATGGCAGATATTTCAGGTAATGGCGTTACAATGATTGTCGCAGGAAGCAAGACTTTTCCTGTAGGCTTTCCAATAACACAACTTGCGGATGATGTAGACCCTCTTGATTTCGCAGATCTACAATTAACAGAAACAGCTATGGGCGTCAATGGCGACATGGTGTCATGGACTACGCCTCAACCAATAGAATTTACTATTGCTGTAGTTCCAAATGGTGTTGATGATATAGCTCTAAGTGTATTACATGAAGCAAATCGAGGTGCTAAAGGCAAAGCATCTGCTAAAGATAATATTACTGTAACTATTATATATCCTAACTTAAGACCAATTGTACTTAGAAATGGTGTTATAATAACTGGTAGTGCTGGATCTTCTGTTGCAAGTAGCGGAAGAATTAAAACCAAGAGTTATACTTTTAGATTTGAAAATAAAGTTGGTTAATTATAATATTTAAAAAGGACAAATAACATGCTAATAAAACCTAAATTAATAGAGATAACTAATATCGATGGCAACAATTTAAAATTCAATATTGGTCGCATACCTGCGATTGTTGGAAGGGAAATATTGGTCGGGTATCCGTCTTCTTTAATCCCTAAAGTTGGCGAGTATAAAGTCAATGAAGCTTTAATGATTAAATTATTGAGTTTTGTTGAGGCTTATAATGCAGATGATGAGCCAGTAACACTTGGCGGGGTTAATAATGATCATATTATTAATACTTATGTTACTGATGCTACTACTCTAATGTTGTTAGAAAAAGAAATGTTTGCCTATAACTTCCCATTTTTAAAGTTTGAAAAAAGCAAAGGGTTTTTATCTTCTTTTGTAAGCAAAATAAAAGATGATAGTTTTGTTGATAGTTGCGTTAATAAATTTAAAATCGCCGCTTTTGATATTTACACTAAAATGAAAAAATAATATCACTTGTCTTTAATTTAACATAATAGGATTGATAATGTTAATAAAGCCCAAGATTATACAAATTAAAGATATTGATGATATTGAATTAAAATACCAAATTAGCAGAATACCTGCACTTCATTTTATTGACATTCTGAAAATATATCCTTTTGACAGTAAAAATATTCCAAAAATAGATAATGAAACATTATTAAGTTTATTAAGATATGTATCTTACTATGATGGTACTAGTTATATTATTTTAGATGATGAAGATAAAATCAATAAATATATTACTGATGCTGAGACACTTTTAAGATTAGAAACCCAGTTAATTCTCTATAATATAGAATTTATGAAAACTTGGAAAAAGTGTAGATTGTACAACGGTACTGATGACTCACCTTATACATATACCAATATTGATGCTGGAGTTGCTTCTATAATAACAAATAAGTTCGCTACATTGCATGAGCTTAGTACAATATATGATTATGAAGACTATTCTAAGATGCTCGAAATTATACAAGTTAATATTTCAAAAGAAATTTACGCACATAATAAAGCAAGTAAAAAGAAATAATTATATAAATTAATAAAATATTGTATAATATAATTATATAAATTAAGGTTATCTAATAATGGCAATTGCAGAAAGTTTTCTATATTTATTTCAAGCTGATACTTCATCTTTAGTCAAAGGCGAAAAAGAAGCAGAAAAACAAAACAAGAAATTAGACGCAGGTCTTAAAGCAACAGATAAAACGGCTAATGCTATGGCTGGTAGTTTTGGAACACTTATAGCTACAGCTGGAGGTGCATTAACTGCATTATTAAGCTTTACAGCTTTATCTAAAGGTATATCGCAAACATCAGATTATATTGATAATTTAGCCAAGACTGCGGAGATGTATGGCGAAAATGCAAACGCTTTAGCTTCATATCAAGAAGTTGTAGTAAAGGCTGGTGGCTCTGTAAGTGGGTTTCAAAGTATAGTTAAAAGTCTTAATACTAGCTTTAATGAATTTGTTACTACTGGTAATACTGGGATACTCCCGTATATGCAACGATTAGGCATTAGCATGGTTGATGCTGACGGTAAAGCTAAAAGTGTGCTTGATACCTTACCTGAGCTTGCCGATGCTTTTTCTACAATGTCGAAGTCAGAAAGTGCTGGGATAGGGCAAAAATTAGGTCTAGATGAGGCTACAATCAGATTGTTGCAAGAGGGTAGAGTTGAAGTTGAAAGGCAAGTTTCCGCACAAAATAAGCTATTTAGTGTAACTGGTAAGCAATCTAAAATATTCCAAAAATTCAATAATACAGTTTCAGATACAAGGACAAGTTTTAGGGGATTATTTGTCTCTTTAGGTGCAGAAATATTGCCAGCTGTTGGATATCTCTTAAATAAGTTACAAGATGGTATAAAATTCATGTCTGAACATAAAGACTTGATGAAAGGTATATTTATTGG